CGACGATTTGTCCGTTATCCGGGGGGTGTGTTCCCGGACCAGTTGGATAATATTTGCTGTCTGGTGCCAATGCGAGGACTGGTGCGCCGTTTACTATAGTAACCGTTATAGGCGCGGGAATAACATCGTTCGGTATATCGCGATAAGGCCAGTTCGAATAATTGCTCCATTCGTTTCGCAAATTCACATCATTGCGCTGCAAATGCCACATCCAATTTGCTATCATTCCATTCGATGTGAGAGTGACCGTTTTCGACCCGACCACATTCTCGAATTTGTATTCGAATACATCTTTCACCAAATAGACCTGGTCTTCTAAAGCAATCTTTTTGCGCTCCTCTTCTGACAAGAAACAGTAGGTCGCCAATAGATGCACATCCGCATTCCACGTAGTTGTCTTGTTTGGATATTGGTCAGCGTCTAAATTGACGCCCGGTGTCTGTTGCAAAAACCGATACATAGCAAACTGTGATTGGGTGAAATCTGGTTGCACATAGGGAAAGTAGTTGGACCAATCGAACACGTCGCGAACCTGGAAAAGTTCCTGTATTGGTCGAATAGTCACATTGATATACAACTCATTATATTGCAATGCCACGAGAGGAAATGCGCACCTGCTGTCGAGCATAAACCACGCATTTATTGGTATGTATATGGTTCGACCGCGGAATGACGGTTCGGCGGTAACTCCATCGCCGGCATAGAAAGCGGATGGGTAGCAATTGTTTCGCCCATATGCATTTGCAGGGTCGTAAAACTCGGTGGTGTTTCCACTCATCTGGTCAAATGCGTATTTTTTATTTGCGGGGAAATCGCGATTTATCATTGCTGCCAAGTAGGCGCCAGAATAAGACTGCAACATCATCGAACCGCAAGTAATTGTTATATTTTCAATCATATGTGTTCCTAAATCACGTATCCACCGAAAATCGTATGCCGCCCACTTGTAAGCATTTTGCGGGCATGGTTGGTAGATTGGACTATAAATGTCCGGCAAAGTCACACATAAATAGGTATCCATCAAGAGGTCGGCATAGCGCTGCACTTTAAATTGGAATGTGCTAGAGGTGGTTAACCGGAGGTCGCGCATTCCTTCGTAGTCTAGACGAAATTTCTGCAGTCCGAAATTCGTATATTTAGAATAAACCACTTTGAAAAATGTTTTGGTGGGGTTTCCGGTCAATATAACGTTCGCGCTTCCGGTAGCGGTCAAATTTAATAATCCACCTGCCATTTTGTCTGATGTATTTTAGTTATACAATCCACACGTATTATTCTCTAATTATTTTGCATAGCGAAATATGTTTAGAATATATATTTGAAAAGTATCTAAATGGCATTAAAATATGTTTTTTTAATATTGTCCATAATAGTCATTTTCTTCATTTTTTATAAGCAATATAATTTCGGACAGCGGTGGAAAGAGCAAATGAGCGGTTTAGGTAGTTGCGGTTCATCCTCAAACGACCAGAGTTATACTCCACCGCCATGTAATAATAAATATAAATCGGCAAGCGATTTACCACTGAGAGAATACTGTGTGAAATCGTGTTTTAATTCTGCATATAATGACACCACCAAAACGGTGACTAGCGACGAATTGACAAAAAGAATAACAGAGGGTTACCGATTCTTCGATTTTAATGTGTCTTTCGTTGGCGACCCTAAAAATGATGTATTTGTGGGGTTTTCCCAGGATAATGCACCCACAATGACCGAAGGAACATTATTGCTATCCGAAGCACTAAAAACAATAAGTGGGAAAGCATTCAGTAGTTCTACGATTTTCAGTGCCGGAATGAGCAATGCATATTCTTTTCCGGCGTTTGTTCATATTCGCGTATATAGCGGTCGCAATGAAACCGGTGAACTCAAGACTGATATCATTTCAAAAGTAGCAAAAATTATTGTCGGAACTAAAAATTCACCCCCCGCTTACTCAATTCATTTTTTGCGGGATTCTACCGGAGCGCCTACACAAATCGATGGATGTACTAACCTCTCATCTATAATGGGAAAACTCGTGATTTCAATGGATATATTGAATGTATTGGAGATTTACGCCCCAGTAAACTATCAATTCGCATCTACGATTCCACCCGAAACAATTGCCGCAATGCATACCTTTGTAAACATATTATCGGGCGGCAGCACATTCCCCGCATTTTACAGATATACCGAAGATTCGCTCATTCACCGCACAAACACACTCGGTCTGTCGGATTCATCTATTGTGGGGTCGTTAAAGACCAACACAAAAAACATGTATATATCTTTTCCTCACCCCGACGATGTCTCTAAAGGCACCGGTTCACCCCCCAATGCTACTGGAGTGATTCAACCCAATATTGAACGATTCATATTGGGTCGCAGCATACAATTCATTCCAATGCGGGTGTATTTGGGAAATGACGCGTCCGGGAATTTAACCAAGTATGAAGCGATGTTTTCTCATGTTGGCACGCCATTCGCTCCGATGACTTATGTGTATAAATATTTGAATTCGACTACTGCATAAATCCTCCTAATTATTTTCATTCGATGCTCCTGTGTGGACAATTCCGGAGCGAAGAATAAGCGCAGGAATTGGATGATTCTCCAGAGAAACTGACGGAGGAAGTTTCGGATTTACTACCTTTCTTCACTTCGTATACGAAGTCCGTAAATCCTATAGAATCCGGAATACTTATCAATATCGCCATAATATATACGACCTACGCCAAATGAGAGGCGGTGAACAAAAAACCCAAAAACGCAAATATAAACCGCAGGTTTGTAATGACCAAATGACTTTCCAAGAGTGCGAACTCGCGGTTCTCCGTCAGGCAGTCGACGAGAGTGAGAAGAACCAAGGCGCGAAAATCGCCACCTCTCCCGATGTCCAGAAAATAATCGAAATACTAGAGGAGTTTCTCATTCGCAAACGCCTCATATGTTACGGCGGCACCGCAATCAATAATATTTTGCCGAAACATGCCCAATTTTACGACCGAGATTTAGAAGTACCTGATTACGACTTCTATTCGCCTCACGCAATGGAAGACGCGCGCGAATTAGCAAATCTATATTATTTTGCCGGGTACGACGAAGTCGAAGCAAAGTCGGGGGTTCACGCCGGCACATTCAAAGTCTATGTGAATTTTTTGCCGATTGCCGACATAACCCAGATGCATCCGACATTGTACGAGAGGTTGGTGCCTGAAACAATCACAATTGCGGGAATCAAATACGCGCCGCCGAATTATTTGCGGATGTCAATGTATTTAGAGTTATCGCGTCCTAACGGCGACGTGTCGCGTTGGGAGAAAGTGCTCAAACGTATTAACCTGCTAAATCAATACTATCCTCTCAAACCCGGCAATGTCAAATGCTCCGCCGTCGATTTTCAGCGGGAATTGGAAATAAAGGAGAATCAGAAGGTAGAGGAATCTATCTACTATTTAGTGCGCGATTCGTTTGTAGACCAAGACGTCGTTTTTCTGGGAGGATACGGCACCGCACTTTACTCCAAATATATGGAGAACGACAAGCGCCATCAAGTCGAGAACATACCCGATTTCGACGTATTATCCGAGAATCCGGATAAATGTGCCAGAATTGTCCGCGATAAATTAGAGGACGCCGGATATAAGAAAATCCAAATCGTGCAGCATACATCTTTAGGCGAAGTGATACCGTCGCATGTCGAAATAAGCGTGAACGGCGATATTATTGCGCTTATATACAAACCAATTGCGTGCCACGGTTACAATAAAATCGAAGTGGCAGGAAAAACCGTATTGGTAGCAACGATTGATACCATGTTGAGTTTCTATTTAGCGTTCTTGTATGCCGACAAGGCATATTTCGATAAAGACCGCATGTTGTGCATGGCGTCCTATCTCTTTGAAGTCGAGCAGAAAAACAGTTTAGAGCAAAAAGGTCTTTTGCGGCGATTCTCCCTCGAGTGCTACGGAAAACAACCGACTATGGAAGATTTGCGCGCAGAAAAAACCCGCAAATATGTGGAGTTGAAAGGGTCGTCTAAACCCGCTGACCGAAAGGAATACGAGATGTTGTTCTTTAAATACGACCCGAGGAAAGTATCCGGATTGCGCAAACGTAAACCGCATAATATTGGTTATAAACTCGCAGCAAAAACTCCGACTAAAACACGGGTTATTGAAACGCCGCGTTATCGACGGACACAACGGACTTTTCGACCGCGTCCTCATCCACGTCCTCACCCTCTTAAGAAACGGCGAGAGGATATCGAAGGACCTTATGCCAAAAGAACATTTTATTTTGGCAAAAAGAAATAACGAGTTTCATTCGAAGTCTATAGGATTTACGGACTTCGAAGAAGGCCGTAAATCCGAAATTTTCAGGAGATGCGACGCAGGAGCATCTCCTGAAAATGTAAATATTATATTTATGGACTTCGAATACGAAGTGACGGAATTGTCCACGCAGTAGCATCGGATGAAAATATGTGAAAATTATTTTTTCTTACCAAACTCAGTTTGTCCCATCGCTTTTATGCGCTTTAATCTAGTTACATCATCTCCGCTCAGTTTGCCTACACCTGTTTGGGTTTTTTTTTGTAGTTCTGCGCGTTCAGTTTCCGTGGTTGGTATACTTGATGTTATATTCACAAACGCTCTTCTATTTTGAGCAACGCTGCTTCCAGAAATTGAATTCGTCACTCTCG